TTCTTTCCACCCACATATCGCTTATTCATCTTTGTCGCGAAATCCACAGTCTCACCCATAACAGAGATCACGTTTGCCGCCTTCGCGAGTCCTGAAACCATGCCACCTTGGGCAAAAGCTTCAACGATATCCTCATCGTCTCGCGGAGCCGGCACACGTGGTCGCAATACCTGAAAGCCTCCTTCTGGAAAGGAGACCCACGTCGATATTGTCGCAAAATTTTGAGTCGCCCCAGGCCCCACTGCTAAGGAGTTGAATACCGAAATATCCAACAACCCCATTGTTACAGTAGGATCCGAAGTCTCAAGCTGCGTCTGTCGGTGAATCCATGGAATCTCGAATGTCACATCCCTGTTACCACCCGCTTGCACCAATTGGTTCGGAAGAACGCTTTGAGACGTCCTAGACGAGCCAATGTGCAAATCCACATACGTCATGTCCCGCTCGGGCACGAAGTATATAATCAACTGCCCTAACTGAAAGGGCTGTGATTGCACTTTAATTTTCAATCGAATCGGCCCCCGAAAGAACTGAAAATTATCAAATGGAACACGATTGACACCTGTCAACATGCCCCATGGCGGTACGTAACGCAAGAGCTTCGTATTGACTGGATCCGCCGTTGTCCAATCAACCGTATCAAGAAGAGTCCACCTTTCGGCAAGCCCCGCAAGAGTAAAGGGACGTTCAATATTCCCTAAATCCCCACGTGGTCTGTCAATTGATGGCCTCCCATCATCTCCAACCATACTCTTGCCATCAGATTCAAAGTTCACACCATCACTCGCCTGAGCAAAGGCACGAACATCTTTCCTTTCTTCTACCAAAGGAATACTCTGTCGTGGTATCTCCATCAAGAAACCAAATCGCATGTTGTCACCTCCTGCAACAAACCACTTTGCAGCTGAATCCCCAGCTGATGCAATTCTCCCTGAAACCAAACCACAATTACTTCCATCACCTTGCGCTTCCAACACAAACCGCGGAACACCCAGTATCACATACTGAGACACAAACGGAAACTCAAATCCGTTCTGCACATAACCACCATTGGAATATGCAGTTGGACACAAACCTGTAAAATTCCCTGTCGTCATCACTTCACTGACAGTATTACCAATGTTTGCCGTAAGATAAGCAATATCAAACGTATGCTGTGTTCTCAATATCAACCGAAAATCCCCAACATAATAGCGCATCGTCCTCGCAATCATATTGAGAATCCCACACCGCGTGAAAGTTGCCGGTGGCGTTGGCAACAATGGATAACTTACCGGAAAATGCTCTCCACCGGCAAATCCTGTCTTAAAGGTGCAATACCTCTTCGCCAACTCAATTGTCGAAAAGTTGCCATCAAACGTCGGTCTCTCAACCCTCGACGGTCTATTTGGCACACCCACTGTTACCTCCGTATTCACAGCATCCAAATTCGGCCTCTGCACCTCATCCGCATCCATCTGCGCATACGCATCCATGTGCCGCACAATTGGCAAACGAAACACACGCTTGAGCGTCCTGACTTTCACTTTACTCATGAACTCCGCTCCTCTTCCTGTATATTCCATCTGCATCCACCTTCCAAGCGGCACAATAGGGTCATCGAGATCCTCATCATCATGTCCGGCCATACCCCACGAGACCAGACAGTCACTCCAGGTCAACAACTGACCATTGATTCCTCTATCTCTCAAAATGACCGAAAACTCCGATCTCAACTTGTCCCACTCACCTCGAGCGAGACCAAATGCCCTACGAAGGACATCATTCACATTACATATGATTGCCATGTAAGGGTCCAATTTCTTGGATACCCACACACAACAACCAAAGAACCGTCCATCCAACTCCGGAACTGCCAACCAAAGGCAGCCTGGAAATCGTCCCGGTCCCTCTTCAGCATCAAATCGCGTACGATACTGAAGGAATTGCAATTTCTCGAGTGGCACATTACCAACGATGACAGCATCTTTGTCCGCAGGGGTATACACAACTCCAATCTTAGCCAAAGCTCTACACACTGTCATCTGGTTGTACCACTCCTCAACTTCTTCCGCAACCGACGAAATGTTATCATCACCAAAGACTTTAGCCCTCACATACTTTTCATAATACGAGAGCTGCTCCATCTCCTGACACATCTCACGCGCAGCAAGAA